TGCCTGGGACTAGTGAAAACCAACCCCTCATGGAGGCTGTCGCTACAGCAACACAAAGGGTTGTTGTCAATCAGGTAGCACCATCCACGAACGGCTACAACAAACTCGTCCCCGTGGCCGCATGAGCCACTCCTCCGGCATCGGGGAGCTGCCCACCCATCAGTACGTCTGGGTGGATAGCCTGTTTACGCATGACGAGCCGCAGGGGTGGCTCCCGGCCGTCTGGTATGGCCTGGTCGCCCACCCAGGGCGAATGTGGGGCTGCACCCTCCTCCTCCTGCGCTCCTCCCCCCCTTCTCCACTATTCCTGTGGCGTTCTGTGGTAGGATACTTGGGACATGCAGGGAGCGTTTCGGTACGACGTCCACCGTCTCCGCACCGACATGGCGGTACGCGGGTGGCTGGCCGGTGATCTAGCGCGGCGGGCGCAGGTTAGCGACGAGACCGTGTACCGCTTCCTGAAGCGACGTATCCAAACGCCACGCACGGCGCATAAACTCTCGCGGGCGATGGGGTATTCGGTGCGCCGGTATCTGCGCGTAGTGGGATAAAAAAAGGTGGCTGGGGGAACCCGCGTACCCCAAGCCACCTCACTCGCCCACCCTGAGGAGGGAACTTTGACGAGAACCAACATGGTAGCACAACCCCTGGACGAATGGATTCGTCAGGCCCATCCGGATGTGGGGGAGGCTAACCTCCAGGAAATTCTCCATAAATGCGTGTCCAGTGGGCTCGACCCCCGCCTGGGGGACGTCCATTTGATCAAGCGTGGCCGCAAGCTCACGGTCATGGTCGGGATCGACGGGATGCGAAAGACGGCGGCGCGGACGGGTGAGCTGAACGGCTGCACGGCCGAGTGGTGCGGGGAGGACGGGCTGTTTCGGGACGTCTGGATTCCCCAGACCCCGCCCTCCGCGGCGCGGGTGCGCGTGTACCGCAAAGGCTGCGAGCGTCCCTTCGAGGGCGTGGCAAAGTGGTCCGAGTACGCCCAGTCGTCGGGCCTCTGGCCCACGATGTCGGCACTCATGCTCAGCAAGGTGAGTGAGGCCCTGGCACTCCGGCGGGGCTTCCCGGATGTGCTGGGCGGGCTGTACTCCCAGGAGGAGATGGATCAGGCCACCGGAGAAGAGCCGGGGGCGCCCCTCGAGGCCCCGGCGCCGGGAGCCGGGACGGATGACGCGCCGGACGCATTCGCCGCGTTTTGCAACACGCTCACCGACACCGCCCGCCGCGGCGGAATGTCCGCAGTCATCGAGTCGTTGCAACGTCGCGCCCAGGCGGAGCCCGACTGCCCCTTTGTGACCCGGCTTCGGGGCGCCTACGAGAGCCGTCAGCCGCCCTGGCCCGCACTGGAACAGGCGGCTCAGGAAGGGGTCCAGACCTGATGGCGTCCGGCCCCACGTATCACCCGGTCCAGCCCCATTCCGCGGAGTGGCACGCGCAGCGCACCGGCCACGTTGGCGCGTCGGTGGCCCGGCAGGTCACCAGTGTCGTCAAAACTGGCGAAGCGGCGGGACGGCGGGACTTACGCATTGCGAAAGCCGTCGAGATTCTGACGGGCCAGTCGGCCGAAAATGGGTACGTCAATGCCGATATGGAGCGGGGCCTCGCGCTCGAATCGGCTGGGCTCTGGGAGTACCAAATGTCCACGGGCTACTATGTGCGCCCCTGCGGGTATGTGACGCCGGCGGGGGGGGACTGATGCCCCGTCCCCGTCGCCGCCATATCGCGCACAACGTCCCGCCAGAGGCCGCGCAAGGTACGCTGCGCCAGGCGCCACTGAACGCGCTGGCGCAGGGCATCGCGGATCTCACGCCGCCGGTGGATACGCGTGGAGATTTCCTGATCGCCAGCCGGTGCGGCTGGTCACCCGATGGGCTGATTGGCGACGACGGCGCGATCGAGCTGAAGTGCCCGCGGCCCGCCAACCACTGGTCGGCGTGGCGGGACGCGCAAGGGAAGGCCGGCTTGGCGGCCGTGCCCTCGCACCATCGGGCGCAGCTCCTGCACGCCTTCGTCGTGGGCGCCCCGGTGCTCACCTGGATCGATTGGGTGAGCTACTGCCCCGTCTTCCCCGCGCCCCTGAAACTACTGGTGATTCGGGTAACGAGAGCCTCCTGTCAGAAGGACATCTCGGCGTACCGGTTCCAGCTGGTGACCTTTCTGGAGGAGCTCGAGGCGGAACTCGAGGCGATGCGGACCCAGTGTGTAAAGAAGGAGAGAGACGATGCCACAAAATGATGAACTAGGTTGCCTGTGGAATGCAGATGACGAGCGGGCGTACGCGATGAGCGGGAAACTGAATTTCTCGAAGCTGGATGCGGAAACGCGAGAGACGCTTCTGCACGCGCTCCGCGCTGGCGAGAATCTCAAAATCGTGGTGTTTGAAAACTCGTACCGGGATCAGAACCCGAAGGCGCCGAATTTCAACATTCTGAAGGCGCGAGGGGGAGCGGTGCCGTCCTCGCCAGCCCCCGCGGCGCCCCCGCCAGACCGGGATGACGACGAGCCGCCATTTTAAGATGCGGGATCAACCGCTGTTCGACGATCTGTCGCCGCCGTTCGACGGGGACACGATTGACGACGGGCTCGATACGGATCGGCTGCGGCGGCAACTCGACCGCGTCCGGACGCTGCTGCTGGCCCAGTACCGCTGGCACAGTCTGTCCGAGATTCGGGAAGCGACGGGGATCCCGGAGGCGTCGGCGAGTGCGAGGCTGCGGGATCTCCGGAAAGCGAAATTCGGCGGCTACACGATCGATCGGCGGCGGCGGTCGCCGGGCACGTTTGAGTACCGGATGATGCGCCCCTGTGTCATCCAGAACTGGTGAGGTGGAGATGTACTGGACACTGGCGATCGTGGGCGTGGTCGGCGTGGTGGTCGGCGTGGCGGCGATGCTCTGGCGGCGGCGGCACGGGGGGCCCGACTGGCTCGATGAAGGGAATCAGTGGAGAGGATGAAACAGAATGATCCGCGGCGCCACCGGCGCCGCCCCGGGCGCCGGGGGGACCGCAGCATGCGGGCGCTGGAGTACTTCTTCGTGAACTACGACCACGGGCGAGCGGTGCTAGTGGAGGGGAAGGAAAACGACATATTTTTTGGGGTGCGCGAACCCCGGCTGTGGTTGTGCTGGCTCGGACCCGCGCTCGCAGTCACCAGTGATGCCTCAGCGGACGATCTCCTGTATCTCCACCGCGTGGGCTCACTCGACACGGCCCAAGACGTCGTGGATCGGTGGCGGGCCTTTGAATCACGCGTGAAGGCCATGCGGAAGATCGCCCGGAAGGCCGCGAGTGACGCGGTGCGGGGCGTTCCGGTGGGGGCCCGGTGCGGATCGTGACCGTGTGGTCGGGGTGGTATGACGAGCTCCGCCAGCGGTGGGTGGCGTGGAGACTCCGATCTCGGGAACTGTATGTGAGTGATGAATGGCTGCGGGCGGCGAGGGCTCGAGACTGCCGCCAGGAGTTTTATGGTCCGCGCTGGCGGTGGCCGATTGTCGGTGGCCGTGTCGAGGCGGACGGACGAGGAGGGGCAAATGGCAATTCCAGTAATCGATCCAAAAGTGCGGTATGTGACGCGTGGACAACTCAGACAGGTGCCGACTGAGCTCTGGACGACGGAGACCTACGTGGTGACCGAAAGCGGCCAGCCGCTGGCCGTGTTGCTGCCGTACCCGGTCTTTCTGGAGATGCAGGAAACGATCGAGGATAAGGCCGGCTAGTGGTGTCCTTTGACCGGCTGTGTGTGGCGGCCGGTCTCCCAACGCCGGTGGCCGAGTATCGCTTCGCGCCCCCGCGTCGGTGGCGGTTCGATTGGGCCTGGCTCGAGCCGCGGTTGGCGCTCGAGGTGCAGGGGGGGTTGTTTACAGGAGGCCGGCACAGTCGGGGACCGGCTCTCCTGCGCGAGCATGAGAAGCTGAATCGGGCCGCGGCGCTCGGGTGGCGGGTGTGTTTTGTGGTGCCCGGGCAGATGGCGAGCGGCGAGGCGGTGCTGATTGCGGGCGCGGCGTTGGGCCTGTGCGTCGAACAAGGGGGAGAGAGATGACCATGACCGCGACACAAAGCGAGGCGTTGTCCCTCGCGAATGAGGTAACGAGCCCGGCGCGATTACTCTGCGAAGGAACGTGTCCGCCACGGGAGGGGACGTCGGGGGAGGGTGCCCCCCGCCCCTCCACTCTGCACTGGTTCGTGCGCCGGGAGTTTCGGGAGGGGATTCCGTTTGAGGGGATGGACTGGCCCGCGGACTTCCCGGAGGACTGGCCGCTGATCTACGCCTGTGCGGTGTGCGGCGCCGAGCGACTGTGGGGGTGTGAGGGCTGAGGTGCATGGGGTTGCATGCCTCCTGCACGGTGGTTGCATGCCTCCTGCACGGTGGTTGCATGCCTGTGACACGATGTCTGCATGCCTGACGCCCGGGATTACGGCCCGCGAGATCCGGTGGAAACTGACCCCGGTGCCCTCGCCGCCGGCGGCGGGGCTGCGCCCGGTGCTCTCGGCTGCCCTGACGCTGCTCCGCCAGCGGGACCGGGAGCTCCGGACCCTCCGGTGGACGCTCGAGCAGCGGCGCGAGGGCGCCGCGGCGGGCCCGCGGTGACCGGGGCCGGGGCCGAGCGGTGCCCACGCTGCGCCGAAGAGCGGCTGATCGATCGGGCGCCCGATGGCGCTCATTTTTGTAACGTGTGCGCCTACGCGTGGCGCGCACCGAAGGGAGACCCGCATGGCCCGCGGCCGGATGATCGACAAGGCGCTGAGCACCTCCGCCCGGCGGGCGGCGCTCCACGCCGACACGCCTGAGCTCGCCGAATTCGCCCAGGCGCTCTATCCGCTGCTGGTGGCCCACGCCGACGACTGGGGCTGCCAGCCGGGCGATGCGTTCACGATCAAGCACAAGGTCGATCCCACGTCCCCGCGGCCGCTCGAGGCCGTCCAGGCAGCCCTGGCGGCCCTCCACCGGGTGGGCCTGATCGTCTGGTACGACACCACGGGGGATGGCTCCGGCGCCCAGTGGCTCTTCATCACGAATTGGTTCGCCCATCAACGCCTCCGTGGCCATACGACCGATGGCCGATCGCGCCCCAGTCCCCCTCCACCAGAATCTGTGAGCAAAACCTCCATGTGTGCCCAAACGCGCCCACGGGGCGCTGTTGGGCAGACTGGTGACCCTAACAGAAGGGAACAGAAGGGAACTGAAGGGAAGGGAACTTCCTTGAGTAATCTTTGTTGTACGTCGGATGGCACGCCGCGGATCACGCCGATCGCGCCCGCGGAGGCGGAGGCGGTCTTGGTGTTCCCGGTGGCTGGCACATCGGCCTCGCGGACCTGGGTGCTGACGGCGGCCCAGGTGGCGGCGTGGGACCGGCTGTATCCGGGCGTCGATGTGGTCGGGGAGTGC